TCATGAAAGCCCCGCAAAAAAGCCTGAAGGACTGGGGCGCGCAAAAGTGGCGCACCAAGTCCGGCAAGCCGTCGAGCGAGACCGGTGAGCGCTACCTGCCCGAGAAGGCCATCAAAGCCCTGTCAGCGGCAGAGTATGCGGCCACCACCAAAGCCAAGCGCGAGGGCACGAAGGAAGGCAAGCAGTTCGTCAAGCAGCCCAAGAAGGTGGCTGCCAAGGTTGCGAGGTTCCGATGAAAACACCGGCATGGCAGCGCAAGGAGGGGCAGAACCCCAAGGGCGGCTTGAACGCTGCTGGGCGCGCCAGCTTGAAGGCTGCAGGCCAGAATATCAAGCCGCCTGTCAAGTCCGGCGACAACCCACGCAGGGCGTCGTTCTTGGCACGCATGGGAAACAACCCCGGCCCTGAGTACAAAGACGGCGAGCCGACCAGGCTGCTGCTCAGTCTGAAAGCCTGGGGCGCGTCCAGCAAAGCTGACGCACAGGCCAAGGCCAAGAAAATCTCGGCCCGAAATAAGGCTAAGAAGTAACCATGCAAATCTCAATTCTCAACGGCATCTACACGGACAACGGCCCGGACTTTCGCACATCCTATCCGGTCAACATGGTGCCGGTGCCAAAGAACAGCGGCATCAGCACCGGCTACCTACGGCCAGGTGATGGCCTTGTGGCCAACGGCACAGGCCCAGGCATCGACCGAGGCGGCATCAACTGGCAGGGCGAGTGCTACAGGGTCATGGGCACCAAGCTGGTGTCGGTGGCCAGCAATGGCGCTGTGACCGTGCTGGGTGACGTTGGCGGCCCCGTCAACACGCTGGTGACGTTCGATTACAGCTTCGACGAGCTGGCCATCGCGTCCGGTGGGCGGCTGTACTACTGGAACAACTCCACCCTGACCCAAGTCACCGACCCAGACCTGGGCGTGGTGCTTGACGTGGTGTGGGTGGACGGCTATTTCATGACCACCGACGGCGAGTTCCTGATCGTCACCGAGCTGTCCAATCCGCTGGATGTCAATCCGCTGAAGTACGGCAGCTCCGAGGTTGACCCCGACCCCGTGGTGGCGCTGCTCAAGCTGCGCAATGAAATCTACGCACTAAACCGCAACACCATCGAGGTGTTCGACAACACCGGCGGCGACCTGTTCCCGTTTGCACGCATCGATGGTGCTCAAGTTCAAAAGGGCGTGGTTGGCACACAAGCCTGCTGCGTCTACATCGAGCGCATCGCCTTCTTGGGCAGTGGCAGAAACGAAGCCCCGAGCATCTACGTGGGCGCAGCAGCCACCACCCAAAAGATCAGCACTCAAGAGATCGACGAGCTGCTGCTCACCTACACCGAGGCGCAACTTTCACTGGTCAAGATGGAGGCACGCAATGACAAGTCGCACCAGCACCTCTACGTGCACCTGCCAGACCGCACCATCGTCTACGACGCAGCCGCATCCGAGGCGCTTGGCGATCAGGTGTGGTTTACCCTGACCACCACGGTGGTGGGCTTTGCGCAGTACCGAGCACGCAACCTCGTCTGGGCCTATGACAAGTGGCTGGTGGGCGATCCGCAGTCCAGCACCATCGGCTATCTGGTGGACGACATCGGCAGCCACTGGGGGCAGCAGGTGCGCTGGGAGTTCGGCACCATCATTGCCTACAACGAGGGCAAGGGCGCACTGTTCCAAAATATTGAGCTGGTGAGCCTGACCGGACGAGTGGCGCTGGGCACTAACCCGCAGATCAGCACCAGCTACTCGCTGGACGGCCTGTCCTACAGCCAGGACCGCTACATCTACGTGGGCACCATCGGCAATACCAACAAGCGTTTGGCTTGGTTTCAGCAGGGTCACATGAGGAACTGGCGCATACAGCGTTTCCGTGGTGACAGCGATTCACATATTGCATTTGCACGCCTTGAGATGCAGATTGAAGGGTTGCTGTACTGATGGCCACCGCACCCGTCTCCAAAAGGTTAAACCTGACCCGCGACCAGCTCGCGCAGTTTTTGACCGACCAGCAGCAGATCAGGCAGTTCGAGCTGTTGTTCGCAACGGTCGACGCCATTGCGCCTGATGTGGTGCTGGAGATCAATATCTCGGCAGGCACGGCCCAGGCCACTGCTGTGCAGGCGCTGGCTCAGATCAACGCATTGGCTCAGACAACAGCAGTCGATGATTCTGCACTCAATGCTAAGGTGCAGCAGGCATTGGATGCTATCCCTCGCTTGGCCCAGGCCTTGGAGTTGTTGGCCCTGGCCCCAGTGCGCAACAATATCGAACTAGAGCATGATGTAAACGGCATCTTGCCCTATGCAAATCAAACCGCACGAGTGCGATCTAACCAGGTGCTAACATGGCTTTCGATGTAATAACACCTGCCAAACTCGGCCAAGCAGCAATCACCACAGGTGTGACCACGCTCTACACCGTTCCGGCCAGCACTCGGACATTGCTCAAAGAGTTCAGCATTGCCAACACAACGGCAGCGGCCATTAACGTGCGCGTGTTCTTGGTGCCATCGGCAGGATCGGCAGGCACAGGCAATGCGTTTCTCTACGATGTACCAGTGCCAGGCAACAACGCTCTGCAGTACAACGGCATCGAAGTGCTGAACGCAGGCGATACTATCCAGATTCAGGCCGCATCAGCAGGTCTGACCATCATCGCCAGCGGCGGCGAAGCCACATAAGGAGCATGATATGACCGTATCCATCAAGGTGCTGATCCCAGCAAAGCAGGCCGAAAACAGCCAGACCACGCAGTACACGGCCACCAACTGCAAGGCCATCATCGACAAGTTCACTGCCACCAACACGAGCGCAGCAAATGTGACCATCAGCGTCAATCTGGTGACCAGCGGCGGCAGTGCAGGCACGAATAACCTGATCGTGGACACCCGCAGCATCGTACCGGATGAGACCTATACCTTTCCAGAACTGGTCGGCCAGGCCTTGGACAGTGGTGGCTTTATTTCCACCATTGCCAGTGCAGCCACATCGTTGACAATCCGCGCATCTGGCCGCGAGATTACATAAGGAGCACCGCATGGACTACGCAAAGATGCCAAAAATGATGCTTGCCGGATTCGGCGGCATCCCCATTGACGAGCCGATGCTGACCAACGCAGAGAACAAAAAGAACTACGTCATTGCGGTGGAGGACTGGAACTACGGCCCCGAGGTGCCCACCAACGAGCCAGGCGCAAACAAGGAGTTCTACGCAGGGCTGGCCGAGGCCATGCAATGCGATGAGAAGGAAGCGCGGCGCAAGCACTGCTCCAACTGCGGCTACTACGACAACAGCCTGATGGCACAGGTGCGCATCGAGCGCATCCCATTGGCAGCCTACGACAAGGGCGCAGGCTTTCGTGGCCACTGCGAGAAGCTCAACTTCATCTGCAACGACATGCGCGTCTGCCAAGCCTGGGAAGACCGGGAAGAAGACGAGGATTGACCAAATGTCAAATTGTGAGAAAATGCAAGGGCTGAGCTTATCGAGCCGCCAGCAGCTCATCCGACCATTGAAAGGTTGCGCATGACTGGTATCGATTGGCTGAGACTGAACCTGCAAAGGGTTCTTGCGCTACCTGCGCCAGCCATCGAGTGGCTGCTCATGCTCTACGGAGCGATTCAGGTCTTTGATGACGTGGCCGACGGTGATGCCGTCGAGCGTGATGACCTGAACGCTGCGATCTGGAACACGCTGGTCGGCATGAGCCAAAACACATTTTGGATTGCAAACTCGCAAACCCTGACGCCTGTCGTGGCGTCGATGATTTTAAAGTGGCAAGCATCTGACCAGGCCGAGCGCAATGGCAAGGCAGATGCACGCTCGTTTGTCTGGCGTGCAGGCTACTATGACGTGGTGCTGATGACGGTGGCGCTGTGCCACGGCACTCAGCGCGCCACTGAAACGGCGCAACAAGTCATGGAGCTGTATGGCGAGACGCTTGAAGATTACATGAAGGAGTTTGGCAATGCCTGATCCAATAACAGCCCTAGTTGTCGGAGGCACGCAAGTTGTCGGCGGCATAATGCAAAGCCGAGCAGCCAGTCAGGCGGCAGGTGCACAAACGCAAGCCGCTGAATCTGGCATCGAAGAGCAGCGTCGCCAGTTCGAGGCGGTGCAGGAAATCCTCAAGCCCTACGTCACCGCAGGCACCACTGCCATCGGTGGCCTGCAGCCTTACGCTGAAGCCGGAGCGCCTGCACTGGAGCAGCAGCAGGCATTGCTTGGCCTGCGTGGCCAAGAAGCCCAGCAAGCAGCCATTGCAGGCATTGAGCAGGGCGCAGGTTTCCAGGCTCAAGTCCGGCAAGGCGAGGAAGCGCTGCTGCAGCGTGCATCGGCCACTGGTGGCCTGCGCGGTGGCAACATCCAAGCCGCACTGGCTCAGTTCAGGCCGCAAATGCTGCAGCAAGAAATTGCAACCCAGTACGGTCGCCTCGGCGGCCTGACATCACTGGGCCAGCTCACCAGCCAGAACTTGGCACAAATGGGCCAGGCATCGGCTGCAGGCACGGCCACGGCTGGCCTGAGAACTGGTGCAGACATTGCAGGACTGATGGGGCAGCAAGGCGCTGCACGCGCTGGTGCAGAGCTGGCGCAGGGCCAAGCCTTTGCCAACGTCTTGAACCTGCCTGCTCAGTTCTTGGGCGCACAGTACGGTGCCACCGCAGGCAAGGCTGGCACAGCAATGACGCCAGGCCTGGGCAACATCTTCAGCGACATCCGGCTGAAAAAGAACATCCAACACATCGGCACCCGGTCAGATGGCCTGGGCGTCTACGAGTTTGAATACACCTGGGGCGGCGGTCGTCAGATCGGTCTGATGGCGCAAGAGGTGCTGGGCATCTATCCTGACGCTGTGGGCCAGTCCGGTGGCTATCTCACCGTGGACTACAGCAAGGTATAAGGAGCCACAAATGGTCCAACCAATCAACTACTCACTCAACGTCCAGAGTCCTTTTGAGGCTGCCCTGGGCGGCTTCAAGATCGGCGCAACGATTGCCGACATCGGTGCTCAGCGTCAACTGCAAGAGCAGGAGCTGGTGCGCAAGCAGAACTTGCAAACACAGGTCAATGCGCTGATTCAAAACCCTAACCCGACTGCGCGAGACTTCACCAACGTGGCCATGCTGCTGCCTGAAAAAGAAGCAGCCAGCATGCGCGCCAACTTTGAGACGCTGTCCAAAGATCAGCAGCAGAACCAGTTGCGCTTTGGTGGCCAAGTCATCTCGGCATTCAGCGCCAAGCAGCCACAGATCGGCATCCAGCTTTTGAAGGATCGTGCTGTGGCTGAGCGCAACTCAGGCCGAGAGAGCGAAGCCAAAGCCTACGAGGTTGCAGCGCAGCTTGCAGAAAATGACCCAGCCTCGGCATTGAAAATTGCTGGCATCAACATGGCCTCACTGGCACAGTTCGGTGGTGACAAGGTGTTGGAGGCCTCAATTAAGGCAATGAAGGCACCAGGCGAGATTCGCACAGCCGAGGCTGGGGCAACCAAAGAAGAGCTGATCACGGCCAACACGCCAACCCGCCTGGCGCTGGAGAACACGAACACGGCAGCCAACATCCGCAACCTGGACAGCCAGATCGTGGAGC